ATTTGACTTTCTTATAAATATAATACGGAAAAGAAAGAGGTTTTCTAAATGGTTAAAACCTCAGATTGAAAATGACGTTGAAGTGGTGAAAGAATACTATGGCTATAGCAACGAAAAGGCCCGCCAAGTCCTTCCACTACTTTCAGCTGATCAGATTAATGGATTAAGAGAGAAGGTAAAAAAAGGTGGAAGAAAAAAATGAATTCGTAGAATGGGATCCGAGCAAGATGCTCGAAATTACCTTAAGTGAACCTGACGACTTTCTTAAAGTTAGAGAAACTCTCACAAGAATCGGTGTTGCTTCTAGAAGAGAAAAGAAACTTTACCAGTCTTGTCATATTCTTCATAAACAAGGAAGATATTTCATTGTTCACTTTAAAGAATTATTCTTACTAGACGGAAAGAAAGCGAATCTTGAAGAATCAGATGTCGCTAGAAGAAATACTATTGCTACTCTGATGAGTGATTGGGGACTACTGTCCATCACAAATTCAGCAGTCACAGAAAACAAAGCACCTATGAGACAGATTAAGATTATACCTTTCAAAGAAAAGGAACAATGGGAGCTTTGTCCGAAATATAATATTGGCACAAAAACGTAATTTTTTTCTCTTAGGGGTTTAAATTTACGTGTGAAGTATTATATATAGTCTAGGATGCCGCGAAAGCGGGTCCTACATTTCAACCTTGCTTAACAATAGGAGGTATATATGGTAAGCAATACATCTGCATTTATGTTCCCTCGGAACGCATTTCTTGGTTTCGACCACATCTTTGACGAGCTTGAGCGAGTCGCTACGCACGCTAAAGATTCTTATCCCCCACATAACGTCGTTAAGACATCAGAAACTACGTATCAGGTAGAGCTGGCAATCGCTGGTTTTTCTGAAAGTGATCTGGACATTGAGACTAAAGATCACGTTCTCTATATTAAAGGTAATAGAGAAGCACGTAGAGATCAAACCGAGTATGTTCATAAAGGGATTAGTGGTAGAAAATTTGAAAAGTCATTTCGATTGTCCGAATATACAGAAGTGTCCGGAGCAAATCTAAGGGATGGGATTTTGACTGTCGATCTTGAAGTCGTCCTGCCTGAAGAGAAGCGTCCTCGTAAAATTAAAATCAATACAAACGAGGATACAAATGACAGCAATAGCACTAAGAAGCCTGAACTTCTCAACGAGAGCGCTTGAAAAGTTCTTAACATTCTTAAAAACTTTCTTAGCAAGAACAATGGTCGGGTTCATGTACGCTCGACAACTTCAAGCTAATAGACAAATCGCACGAGATTTGATTCATGAGTACAGGGCAGCTGGTTATACAGAGGAAACTCTGTATAACGAACTGTGTGCAAAAACCAGTAATGACCCGGTGTACAAATGGAAGTGATTAAGAAGTGGTGGAGGAGATTCAATATGTCTCCAGCAGAAAAATATTTGTCAGAATCTAAAGATCATTACGATCTTGAAATAAGACAAAGAGAACTGGCCCGAAAAGGGGTCTACTAAAAAAAGAGGGCTTTGGCCCTCTTTTTCCTTTACATTCCCTAAAATTTGTGGTAGAATATACTTATACATAATGGAGCTACATGGCAGTGCAAGCATTCTACACTAACGTTTCTCGTTACGGCAACAGCCTTTTATATCGTGGCTATAGCTATGATGGCAAGCGTATTCAAAAGAAAGTACATTTCAAACCTACGCTATTTGTTCAAACAGATGGTAGGCCTACTGTATCAAGAACGCCTTGGTATTCTCTTGATAATAAAAAAGTTGAGCCTATCAAGTTTGATAACATGCGTGAGTCTAAAGAATTCATAGAAAAATATAAAGACGTCTCAAACTTTAAAGTGTATGGCAACACTAATTACATACACCAATATATCACTGAAACATTTCCTAACGAGATAGTCTTTGATCCTAAACTGATCACGGTATGTAATATTGATATTGAAGTTGCGTCTGATGATGGTTTCCCTTTTCCAGAAGATGCAGCTCATCCAGTAATATCAATTGCATTGAAATATTCTAACTCTCAGCATTATCACGTCTGGGGTCTTGGTGATTATGATCCTGGTTCAAATCCTGTTCTTTATCATAAGTGCGATAATGAACATGACTTGCTTGATAGGTTCATGGCATTTTGGCAAAATTATCTTCCTGATGTTATAACCGGGTGGAATATAAGGTTGTTTGATATTCCTTATCTTGTAAATCGTATTACTAGAATTCAATCAGCCGAAGCTATCAAGCAGCTTTCACCTTGGAACATGGTGAACTATAGACAGCTCGCCATCAAGGGCAAAAAGATGGATACTTACGACATAGTAGGTACTCAACAACTTGACTATTATGACTTGTTCCAAAAGTTTGGTTATTCTTACGGGCCTCAAGAATCTTACAAACTTGATCATATAGCCAACGTTGTCCTTGGTGAGCGAAAGCTGTCTTATGAAGAACATGGCAATCTTCATACACTATATAAGAATGATCATCAAAAGTTTATTGAGTATAATATTAAAGACGTTGAATTGGTCAATCGTATTGATGAAAAGATGGGTCTTATCAATCTAGCTTTGACCATTGCGTATAAGGGTGGTGTCAATTATCAAGATACTTTTGGCACTACTGCAATATGGGATTCTATTATCTACAGAGCTCTAAATGAAAAACAAATCGCCATACCTCAAAACCAAGACAAAGCAAAGGGATCCTATCCAGGAGGTTTTGTCAAAGAGCCTATGTGTGGTAAACATGATTGGGTGGTTAGTTTTGATCTTAACAGCCTTTATCCCAATCTTTTGGTTCAGTACAATATGTCTCCCGAAACTATAAGGCAGCGCATTACTGATGTGAATGTTTTTGATGTAGTATTTGAAGGTGGCACAATAGTTTCAACAAATTCAGTTGCTGCTAATGGATCTACATTTACTAATGAATTTCAAGGAATTGTCCCAAAAATCATTGTTGATTATTACAATGAACGTAAAGAAGTAAAGCATATGATGCTTTTAGCCAAGCAGTCTTATGAAGAAAATAAGACTCCTGAGTTGGAAAAAGAAATAAATCAGCTTGAAAACAAACAGATGGCTATTAAGATTCTTCTTAACTCTCTTTATGGCGCGCTCGGTAATCAATACTTCAGATATTTTGATATGCAGATAGCTGAGGCTGTTACATTATCTGGTCAACTTGCTATACGTTGGGCTGAAAAGATCATGAACAAAGCTATGAATGAGGTAATGAATGATGGAAGATCCGAACAAGCACAGACCGATTATGTTATTGCTATTGATACCGATAGCCTTTATATTAATTTCGGTCCTTTAATTGAAAAATTTAAACCTAAGAATCCTGTCAAGTTTCTTGATCAAATATCTGAAGATCACTTTACTCCTAAGTTGGCTGAAGCATATGATGATCTTGCTAAAAGTATGAATGCTTATGAGAATCGTATGGTTATGGCTCGTGAAGCAATTGCAGATAAAGGGATATGGACAGCTAAGAAAAGATACATATTGAATGTTCATAATAATGAAGGTGTACAATATGCAAAACCTAAACTTAAGATCATGGGTATTGAAGCAATCAAGTCAAGTACTCCTGAAGTTGTCCGCGGTAAGTTTAAAGAAGCATTTAAAATATTGATTGACGGCAATGAAAGCACTACACAAAAATTTATTGCAGACTTCAAAGAAGAATTTTTTAATCTACCTCCTGAAGCTGTGTCTTTTCCAAGAAGTGTAAGTAATGTCAGTGAGTTTGTAGATAAGAAGACTGTGTTCAAAAAAGGTACGCCTATCCATGTTCGAGGATCAATACTTTATAACAATGCTATCAAAGATCTTGGCCTTGAAAAGAAATATGCTAAAATTCAAAACGGCGAAAGAATCAAGTTTTGTTATCTTAAAATGCCAAACTCTCTCCATCAAAATGTAATATCTTTTCCTGATTATCTTCCACAAGAAATGAAGATACATAAGTACGTGGATTATGAAAAGCAGTTTGAAAAAACTTTCTTAGATCCACTTAACATAATACTAGAATCAATAAACTGGTCAGCAGAAGAACAGGCCACACTAGAGGATTTCTTTGCATGAACATAAGTAGAAAAGAAAGAGCAAGTTGGTATATCCCCGGCAAGACGCTTATTGAACAACAACATTTATCCGAACACGAGCGTCTGCAAACTTTGCAGAAACTTGCTCTTAACGGAAAAACAGAGGAACTCGTGGCTCTATTAAACACATTTCCGATTGACAAGCAAGCTGACCTCATAAACATGGTCGAGGAAATCAAGGAGGATAAACAAGTATGAGTATATCAGGAAAAATATGGGGAGAAACAGAATTACTTGAAGCAAACGGTGCTTTAGAATTTCATAGGATTAGATTCAAAGCAGGATACCAATGCTCAGAACATAAACATGAATTCAAATGGAATGGATTCTATGTGGAATCAGGTCAAATGTTAGTAAAAGTTTGGCAAGATGAACAGGGTTTAGTAGATGAAACTATGCTATACGCTGGAGATTATACTAAAGTTAGGCCCGGGTTATATCACCAATTCATTGGAATCGAAGACGGTGTAGCCTTTGAATTGTACTGGGCTGAATTCAATCACACTGATATAAAACGTAGAACATCAGGGAGTAAAACATGACGGCATTCAATAAGAATGATTGGCCATTCGATATTAATTTTATGCACCAAAAATTTGGTGTGCATGAGTGGATAGAAAAAAACAAAGATGATAAAGAGCTACTTAAGAAGTTCTTAGACTTTCGTATTAAGTTCTTAAAAGAAGAGTTAGACGAAAC